GTCATAGGGTACGTCATACATCACGTCATCTCTTCACCAAGCACGTCATACATTCACTTCACTTCTAAAGAAGTGAATGATGTGAGGTGATGCGATTTTGAGGTATTTATAAACTATGAGAAAAAATGATCTATTTTCTAAACCTGATACGAGTTTTAAAAAGGAAGCTGATAAAACCTATTCCGAGATGTTAAAGAAGAAATCATCTGTTTATTCACAATGGGGTGATGAACGTCTAATGGAGTTGGTAAGTCCTGATTTAAGAAAGCGTATGGTTAAGCAGCAGTTTTTATTATCCCAGGCTATAACAAGTGAGGACTATGAAAAGATAAAAGCTCATAGTGAGGGAATGATGAGGGGTTTTGATGTGATTACACAATATGCACAGGATCAGGGATTTAAGGAGTTGAGCCCGTCAATTTGGTGTATCAATCATCCTTCAACAGATGTTCAGATATTTATAAGTCGAGATCCTGAGAGTCTGGCCCGATGTTCTGCCTTGGCCGATGCTGAAAAACCCAGCTTATATTTTTCAATTAATGAGTTGTTTAATATGATTGACAAAGATGCGTTTGATTTGAAGAAAAGATTTACAAAAGACTTTGGGCAAGTGGAGATATTGGAGAGGAAGCCCATAAAAGAAAAGGATGTGGAGAGGATTCTTTGTGATGAGATACCCTAATCGCTCATTATAAGGCTCAATTTGGTACATCGGGCGAGTTGATTACATCAACATTTTTATTACTACGGGGCTACAATGTGTTTAATCCTTTGTGTTCTGGTGCTAGAGATCTTCTGGTCGATATAGACGGGAAGTTTTACGGGATTCAATGTAAATCAAACTCCAAGCCATACAAGGATAAAAAAAGAAAAGCCCAGAGATATAAATTTAATTTTCATATCTCAGGTAAACCAAAGTATGATCCAGAGGTTGTTCAAATTTTTGCCTGTGTGTGCTTGCCTATACATTCCATTATATTTTTTTTAAACAAGGGGCAACTGCAGCACTCCATCCCTGTTGATGAATTTTGTATAGAAAAAGAAGCCGCCTCTTTCGAGGCGGTTCTACAGGGGTTGTAAGGGTTTTTTATTGTGTGATAGTGCCTAGTATTAAAAGCAACACTAAAAGCAGCATAGAGGCTATATGGAAGGAATATTTAATCATTGTCTGACCTCATCATCTTCTCAAATATCACATCTCGGCAAAATTCTCTGTCAACAGTATCGCCACCACCCCAAAGATGAAAACCCTTATCAGTGGATTCATAATCTCCATTGAGATATGTTTCAGTCACTTTCTTTGCATCTTCTTCAGTCATTCCTACTTCTGGATAAACTGCATCATGCAAAGGATCAGAGCCGTAGAACATTAATAAATAGTTCTCAAACTCTTTAATATGTTTGGGGGATGGATAACCGTATTCAAATTTTAATTTGCTCATCTCTTGCCTCCAGCCTTGCGGCTTTTTATTTCTTGATTGATATAAGGGCTTGCAAAAATAAGTTTTAATAAGGTTTTGATGTTTTTTAAAAGGTTACTCATCATTCTTCCCCTTATTTTTCATAATGCAAAGGATTGACGCCGTAGGGCTCTATCTCGTCTGCATTATTATAGTTAGTTAGGTAGTCATCATCTCTTACATCACAATCATTACAAATATGAGTGTATGTCCTTTTTCCTGTAAGTTGATCATAATGGGATATTTCAAACCCTTGTTCGTGCTGGTATTCAACCCAATTAGAGCCACTATCTGTTTCTTTTGGGCTCTGGTTTAGGGTCATTATTGTGTCGCAGTCATCACAAAAGTATTTAATCATTGTTTTCTCCTCTGTTGGTTTTAAATTTTTCTATTACTGGAATCATTAATAAAGGGATTAGACAGCCTATAACAATACCTAAAAAGGCAGCGTTAAGGGTTGGATCTATGAGAGCTCCCAACCCGTCTGAGATGGTATTACCCAGCCCAGCACCGATAACAGCTCCTAGAGCTCCATTACCTTTAAACAATCGGTCTATTTCTAGCCCTGTGTAAGCTCCTATTATCAAGACGCCATTATCAATTAGTCCAAAGATTAAGCCTTCCATTATTGAACCTCTAACATGTCAGCGCCTTTCTTTAAAATGCCGGTCTTGATGACTTTCCCGTCAACTTTGAACCGGTACTCTCTTGAGCCATCTTCGTGTAGTCGGTGGCTTATGGAGTGCTCTACAAAGGTAAAAGAATTACGGGATGAAGTGCCTACTCTTACTTCTACATCTCCCTGATCTTTTACGCCATAAGATTTGGCGCCTTTGTGGTCTTCTGTTGGTGTTCCGTTTTTATAGATACATGCTGTCACTATGTTATAGATTGGATATGCGCTCATGATATTATTACCTCTAGTTTTTTATTTAAATAATCTTTATTAAATCCTCGATCTTCAGCTTCATTTAATATTGCAGTCTTTAGATTTTCTGCCGCTGTTTTGCTAAGAAGGCTGTTAAATCCACAATCTGTTAAAACCTCAATACGCTCACAATCTCTTATTTTAGAACACCGCCCGTTATCAATTTCTAGAATATAATATTTAATCTTTTTCGATTTCAGGGCATCAATCAATACTCCTGCGTCGCAGTCTTCCTCTAGGTAATAGTTTTCATTGTCTTGATAAGAATAGGAGCTGATTTTGTTAATATCTGCTATTTTATTGAAAAATGATTTTTCAATCTGGATCCAGCCGTGTCCGCCGTCGTAGTGGTGTAATAGTTGCAACTCATTAAATAAGTTTAAATTGCTCATGATATTACTCCCACTAATAAAAGCCCAAACCAAACAACAGTGAATGGTAGGGCTATGAATATATTAAAATTAAGAATTGAACATCTTAAGGTTAAGATGTCTTTGATGATGTTACTCATGCTAGAACCCTGCCTTCATCATCAATCAACCAAAAAGAACCAACGGTGTTACCGTTAATATCTCTTAGATTTTTATTTGGTGTAAAGTAACCGTGATTATCAATCCTTTTTCCTAAGTTGGTTAGAATGCGCTGGGCTTCTTTGTCATCCCACCCACCAAACGCGTCATTATCCACGTCTATTTCAATTATTATTTTCATTTCGTTTCCCCTGTTTTGTTGTTAATTAATAGATCATTAATAGATCATGTAAGAATCATTACATATGGAAGCAACAAATACAAGAGATGAAAGGCTGTTTTTCTTTTATAATAAAGCTCATGTATTTATTGATTGCCCAGGCTAGATTAAAAATGATGTGTGGATCCGTGAACGCTGCGAGCTCGAGAGCTGAAAAAGAGTTGGTGGGAGCTCCCACCAAAAAACCATTGTTTAAATGGTGATTTGTTTAAAACAAAGGGCTACAGGCAATCTTCCGCAGCTGAGCGAGTTTTTTCGCAGCTGCAACAAAAAAGGATAATAATGGCAGAAAAAACAGCAAAGAACCCTAAAGGAGCTGGAAGGAAAAAGTTAGTTATTGATTACGATAGATTAAAAGAGATCGGCGGCAAGGGATTATCTGAAGTTCAAATTGCTTCTGTGCTCGGTATCAGTTGGGATACATTGAGTAGAAGAAAAAAGGATTCGGCAAATTTTGCGAGGGCAATAGAAGAGGCTAAAAGTAAAAGCCTTTTAGAAGTTTCTAATGCCCTTTTTAAAAACGCTACAGAAAAGAACAACATACAAGCCCAGATGTTTTATTTGCGTAACAGGTCGGACAACTGGAAGGCTGACGAAGTGATCGAGCACAAAATTAGTTTAAAAGACATACTAACCAATGCCAAACAACGCATTATTGACATCGGGCCAGCTCGCAGGCTAGACGCTATAAGCTCCAGCCCTGTTCCTATTAAGAACAAGGTCAAAAAATGAGACGCATGTTTTCCCAAAAAAACCCGCCAAATATGAAAACCACGCGATACCCCCCCCGTGCGCGTGGTGAGTGGGTGTGTTTATTATTTACCTATGAACTAAATTTTTGTAATTTTTTTTAATTTTATTTTTTTATGAAATACACACCTGAAGAAGAACAAGAACTGATGACTGAGGTTTGGAGCCTTAACATCAAAGACAGCCCGTTAAACTTTGTTAAATACATTTTCCCTTGGGGGCAAGAAGGAACACCTTTGGAAGATTTCACTGGCCCCCGTAAGTGGCAAGAGAAAATCCTCAGAGACATAACAAACCACATTGCCAAGAACGAGGTAATCGACCTACCTGAAATGTTCAGGCTCGCGGTAGCATCAGGTCGTGGTATTGGTAAATCTGCTCTCGTTGCCTGGGTTGTTCTTTGGTTTCTCTCAACGCGATTGGGCGGTACTGTGGTGGTCACCGCCAACACAGAACAACAGCTTAAATCAAGAACATGGGCTGAACTTGGAAAGTGGCTGACCCTGAGTTTGAACGGACATTGGTTTGAAAAAACTGCCACCACGCTAAAACCTGTTTCTTGGTTTGAGGAACTTCTCGTTAGGGATCTAAACATTGATTGCGGTTATTACTATGCACAAAGCCAGCTTTGGTCAGAAGAGCGACCCGATGCCTTCGCAGGTATCCATTCTTCACACGGGGTTCTTCTGGTAATGGATGAGGCCAGTGGTATCCCAGCACCAATCTTTAGTGTATCAGAGGGGTTTTTTACCGAACCAACTAAGAATCGTTTTTGGCTAACCTTCTCTAACCCACGAAGAAACACGGGGCCATTCTACGATGCGTTCCATTCCAAACGAGCCTTCTGGAATACCGAACAAATAGACTCGCGTACTGTCGAAGGCACGGATCAAAAACTATTTCAACAAATGTTGGATCAATACGGCGAGGATTCCACTGTGGCCAGAGTTGAGGTACTCGGACAGTTCCCCTATGCTGACGATGATACAGTTATCCCAATCGAATTAGCCCGCGCTGCTGTAGGTCGAGATGTTGCTCTCACCGCCTCAGAGCCGATTGTGTGGGGATTAGATGTTGCACGTTTTGGTGGAGATAATTCAGCTCTTTGTATTCGCCAGGGCAATACCGTGTTTGAGGTTAAAACTTTTCGCTCAATGGATCTTATGCAACTGTGCGGTGCTGTAAAAAATATTTTTGACAACTCGACAGCGATGAATCGACCCCAAGAAATATTGATTGATGTAATTGGTTTGGGTTCAGGTGTTGTTGATCGTTTGGCTGAACAAGACCTTCCTGTGCGTGGTATTAATGTAGCTGAATCCCCTGCCAGCAAGAAGAATTATTTAAACCTTCGAGCCGAGCTTTGGTTTGGTATGAAGGACTGGCTGACAAAAAGAGATTGTCGATTACCAGATGATGATGAGCTGATAGCTGAATTAGTCGGCCCACAATACACTTACACCTCAACAGGAAAATTAAAGATAGAAGCGAAGGAAGCGATGCGTAAGCGTGGCATCAAATCTCCAGATAAGGCAGACGCTCTTGCATTGACAATGGCAAGCTCGGCAGCTTCCTTTAGTGGTGCATCATTTTCCACTATGGGTTATAATTTCAAGAAATCACTAAAAAGCAAAATAATCAGGGTGGGATAAGCATAAATGGAAATTACAACAACTGAACAGAAGAAATACGAAAAAAAAGGCGCAGATGTAAAAGACGATGACTACACAGAGTTAGAAGGAATATTACAAGCTGAAATGCAAGACGCTAAAGATTTCGTAGAACAGATCGGTATTGATCGAGATTTAGCCACCGAATATTATTTAGGTAAAGAGCCTGTTGCTGGCAGCGACCTTCAAAGTAGTTTCATTTCAACTGATGTGAGAGACACAATTCTTTTCATGCTGCCTTCCATTATGAGAACTTTCTTTGGTACGAAAAAGGTTGTTGAGTTTATACCCAGCTCTGCCGAAGATATTCCCCTCGCTGAACAACAAACAGCTTATATTAATCATATTTTAAATCAGAAGAACAATGGTTTTTCTATACTCTACTCGGCTTTTAAAGATGCTTTAATTAGGAAAAGCGGGTTCGTAAAGGCTTATTGGGATGATAGCATCCAAGCCAGCACTCATTCATATACCAATTTGAGTGAAGAGGCTTATATAGCCCTTATCATGGAAGATGATGTAGAAGTAGTGGAAGAAGAGGTAGAAATGCAGTCTTTCACTATGGAAGACCCATTAACAGGTGAAGATATTGACCAAGATGTGCCTGTTAGTTACGACTTAACAATACGCAGATTAAAACCCAAAGACCAAGTGGTTATTGAAACAATACCACCCGAAGAAATATTGGTTTCAAGAAACGCCAGAGATTTAGAGAGCTCTCCTTATGTGGCTCACCGAATGGTTAAAACTGTTAGTGAGTTAGTAGCGATGGGTTACGATTACGATGAAATGATGGAATACGCTGGAACAGGCAATGACCTCGATCCTGCTGAATGGGAAGCCGAACAAGCACGAAGCCCTTTAAGTGAAACTCTTTATCCAAGCTCACCCGATGCATCAGGTGAGAATGTTTTATATGTAGAGCACTACCTATGGCATGACTTGGATGATGATGGAATTGCAGAACGAATAAGGATCTGCACGGCGGGCTCTGGAATTAATATTGTAAACATTTCTCCATGGGATGATCTTCCCATTACACTATTTGCTCCTGACCCAGAGCCCCACACTTGGCTGTCCAGTTGTCCAGCAGATTACCTCTTGGAGATCCAAGCAGCCAAGTCTCAAATTATGCGAGACACATTGGATTCATTAGGCATGGCAATCCATCCGAGACTCGCTATCACTGAAGGTCAAGTTAATATTGATGACGTACTTAATACTGATATAGGACAACCTGTTCGAGTCAGAGCGCCAGGCATGATTCAACCACTAACAGTACCTTTTGTTGGGCGCGAAGCGTTTGGGGTGTTGAATTATCTGGATGAGTCTAAGGAAAATCGTAGCGGAATATCGAAGGCATCTGCTGGGTTAAACGCCGATGCTCTGCAATCTTCTACGAAAACCGCAGTTGCCGCCACCATGTCAGCAGCTCAAGGAAGGATTGAATTAATTTGTAGACACTTTGCTAATGACCTAGCTCGTTTGTTTAAATTAATAAACACTCTTGTCATTAAGCACCAAGAACAAGAAGATCTGTTTAAACTTAATTCAAAGTTTGTAGCTGTCGATCCTAGATATTGGGATGTTGATAAGGATATTGTGGTTAATGTTGCTATATCCAAAGGCTCAGATGAAGATAAGATGCAAGTCTTAGCTCAAGTCTCTGCTAAACAGGAACAAATACTACAAACTCTAGGGCCAGATAATCCTTTGGTAAGTATGCAGCAATACGCTAATACCCTAGCTCGAATAATCGAGTTGGCTGGCTTTAAAGATACCTCTGCGTTTGTCTCCACAGATATACCGCCAATGCCACCACAGCAACAAGAACAAAAACAAGATCCAGCAACAATGTTAGCGATGGCTGAAATACAAAAAGCTGAAGCTGAAACTCAGAAAGTCAAAGTACAAGCACAACGGGATATGGTTGATGCAGAAACGGATCGTATGAAAATTATTATGGAAGATGACTTTAAACGCGATGAGGCTGAAGCTGATATTAGAGTCAAAGCAGCAGAACTTAAAGCCAAGTATGGCGCTCAAGTGAATGTTGCTGAGATCAACGCTTTAATGGAGCGTGACCGAGAAACGATTAGACAATTAGCGAAAGCACAAACGCAAGGACTGTTTAATGGAACAGGCGGCGGATAAATATTTTTCTCTCGAGTTTTTAGAAGGTGACATGGTTTATTCAGCCGAGGGAATTAAGGCTAAAGACTTAGATCATGCGAAGGAGCTGGTGTTGTGCTTTCTCTCAAATGTAATCAGTGAAGATTCAGAATTGATTTTTCACGAAGAAATAACAATACACTAATTATGCTTAAAGACTTAATAAACCCTGTGTCAAAGATTTTAGACAAGTTTATCGTTGATAAAGATTTAAAAGTAAAACTAGAACATGAAATTAAAACAGAAATACAACGAGCCAATCTTGCTCAAATCGATGTCAACAAAGTTGAGGCACAGCATCGATCTATTTTCGTGGCTGGTTGGCGACCTTTTATCGGCTGGATTTGTGCGGTTGCAATGGCGTATCACTTTATTTTACAACCAATCATCATCTTTGCTTTGTCAGCCAATGGTGTTGATTATAATTTACCAGAATTTGATATGGGTTCGCTTATGACTGTGGTGTTGGGAATATTAGGTCTGGGCGGCATGAGATCGTTTGAAAAATATAAAGGAATTACAAAATAATATGGAATTAAACAGCTTAATCTTTTGGAATGTATTTTGGAGGAAGCTTGGTAAAGAAATAAATGATAACAGTAACAGACAACGCAATAAAAAAACTTAAAGAGTTTTTAGAACCGACAGAAGTAGTGAGATTACTTGTTGAAGGCGGTGGTTGTAATGGGTTTCAATATAGATTTGGAGTAGCTCCGAAGGGTGATATTGAAGAGACAGACCATATTACTAAAGCAACCGATGAAGTTAGTTTAATTGTAGACTTTATTAGTCATCAGTATTTAGAAAACGTAGAAATAGATTTTGAAGAATCAGCGTTTAGTTCAGCTTTTAAAATTAATAATCCAGATGTATCGAGAACCTGTGGTTGCGGCAGCAGTTTTAGTTAAAAGATAAATGAATAAGAATTGATAATGGAATTAAACAGCTTAATTTTTTGGAACGTGGTGTTGAGTTTAGTGTATGCGCCACTCATTTATGGTATCAGGGCTAACTTAGGAGAAATCAAGCGCATTGATATTTTGCTCTCAAAAACAAGAGAAGAAATACCAAGAACCTATGTGACAAAACAAGACTTACAAAACAATTTAAGCGAAATTTTAAAACGATTCGACAAGCTAGAAAGCAAACTTGACCGAGTTATTGCAAATAACAAATAGAGGAAATAATAATGGAACAAATAATAGAAATAATAACTGCGATCATAAGTATTGCCAGCATCGTTGCGGCTGTGACCCCATCAAAAGCCGATAATATCATCTTGGAAAAGGTTATGCAGTTTGTGAATTTATTGGCCGTTAATGTGGGTCACGCTAAGAAAGACTAATGTCTAACGGTTTTGACAATATGAACCCGTTTGGGTTTGTTCTCCCATATCTGCCTGGTGGTGGTCTTGTCAACCCAGAAACCACGCCAGGAGATGATACAACACCAAGCAACCCCATTATTGAAACCTCCACTTACGATACCTTGTGGCCTGGCATCCCAGAAATGGGAGCTGGTATACCTGGCATTAATACCCCATCAAGGAAACTAGGACAAGGCGCACCTGGCAAACAACTACATAAAAAGTTTGGAGAGTTTGGGTTTACGAAAGGCCAAATAAGAGATATTCGCGCCATGAAAAATGACTTTGGTTTAAAAAGTGGCGATAAGTTTTCAGATGGTGATTCGGGTTATATTTGGAGCGTTAATGATTCAGGTGGGTTGGAAATTATAGGCTTATTAAACAATGTTTCATGGGAGGTTGGGGATAAGGTTTTGTTTCCTACTTATGGCGAAGATGGACAGACTGGTTTTGAGACTAAAATTTATACACCAGAAGGCGAAGGGCAAACTCCGTGGATAAATGTTCCTGACATCACTCCTACACCTACTCCAGTACCTACACCTACACCTACTCCAGTACCAACCCCTACACCTACACCTGTACCTACACCTACACCTACTCCAGTACCTACACCTACACCTACTCCAGTACCA